CTAAATTTTCCATAGGATTTTAATAAAACCTTTCTTGACTAAAATCTTATCTATCAATGATTTAACAATGAATGATTGTTCTTCGTAGTCAAGTTTGGTTACATCTTTAAATCCTATGGTCTTTTTAAAGTCCTCTTTATTCTTTTCTTGCTCTTGAATTTTTAAGTCTTTATCTAACTCTTTTTCAAGCACCCTTTTTTGTTCTTTAAACTTTTCAGCATCAGCTTTCAACTTATCAATATCAATCATATCATTAAGATACAAATCATTTAGACGATTGATTTTATTGTCTATGCTCGCTATTTGCTTGTTGATTTGAACAGTATCAATTTTTGATACTTTGTTAAAAAGCTTATCTATTTTTTCAGGTTTTAGTTGTAATTTGCGAATTTCTGCAATGACGTATTGCTCTAAATCCTCTTTTTGATAGTTTCCAGAATTACATTTTTTGTTGTCGTTGTAAGTTACTACAGCGTATTTCCGAGGGTATCTATTACAGCATTGGTAAACTCTAAGACGTGTACCATCTAAGCGCTTATTGCCTATCTTGATACGTAGTGGAGCGCCACAATAGCCACATTTAGCAGTTCCAGAAAGCATGTATTTAGCTTTGAATTGTCTGTTTTTTCCTTTTACTCGCATTTCATCTTGTCTTGCATCTAACAGTTTTTGGGCTTTGTAGTAACTTTCTTCGTCGATAATCGGCTCATGTAATCCGGGATAGATAACATTGTTGTATTTGATTTTGCCAATGTATACAGGATTTCTAAGTATACGCTGTATTCCTTGGTAATTCCATTCTTTCCCGTTTCTAAGTATGTTATTCTCGTTTAAATAAGCCATTAAACGCAAAGGAGACATGCCACCTAGAAACTCATTGAAAATTTGTTTAACAATCACAGCTTCCGCTTGATTAATGGTTAGTTGTTGAGTTTTTGGACTATAAGTATATCCAAAAGAAACATTAGTGAACATCATAGGTTTTCCAGATTTAGCCCTACCAATCATACCTAGCTGCATACGTTCTTTGATTTGCTCTCGCTCCAGTTGTGCAAAAACACTAAGCAAGCCTACCATTGCCTTACCAAAAGGCGTAGAAGTATCAAAGTTTTCTTGCAAGCTTAAAAAAGAAATATCATTTTTTGAAAAGACATCCTCAATCAAAAAAAGTGTATCTTTTTGGCTTCTACTTAGTCGGTCTAGTTTATAGACTAAAACAGTATCAAAACGTTTCTTTTTTGCATCTACAATCATTTTCTCTAATGCTGGTCTGTTGATATTTCCACCAGAAAAACCACCATCTTTGTAAATGTCATAAACAGTCCAGTCTTTAACTTGGCAGTAGCTTTTTAGTTTATCTATCTGTTCATCAATCGAGTAGCCCTCTTCTGCCTGCATGTTTGTTGATACACGTACGTAAATAGCAACTTTGTTGATTGTGTTCATCATTGTACCCTCTTTCAAAATTTATTAAAAAATGTTAAAATGAGTACAAGAAAAAGGGCTTTTTAATGCCTATTTTCTTATACAGTATCGCTCACGCTCTGAGTCGCCAAACTTAGAGAGCGTGGGCTTTTTTTGTGTTTTAAATATTGATTTTACTGTTTAAAGAATTAAAAACATTATAAATGAAATAAGCGCACCGATACCCCAGTATAGTTGTTCTTTTGGACTCCAAGGAATATCCACTTTTTCTTGACTAATATTGTTAAGAGCAACATTATCTAAATCATCATCCAAATCTTCATCTAAGTCATCAGCATTTACTTTCTTCGAGAGATTTGAAGCATTAGCTAGGCAACCAACCACACCTGCCAGAAATAACCATTTTATCATAGGATCAATTCTCCTTCTTGACTAAACTTTGGCGATATTCAAACGCTTCCGCTTGCTCCGTTAATTCAATTGTAAGCTCTTTGTGTTTCATTAAGGACTCTTTAATTTTTTCAAATGGAACTTTGAAATATTCTTTTCGTCCATTAACTTTATTAACTTTGTAAGCCTCAAATTCATTGTGAAGTTCATTTTCAAGAGCAAAAGCCTCTTCACTGAAAATGAGTGCGTGAACATCAAATTGAAAAGGAACTGAGGCGCTACTAAGTTCTTTGATACGTTCTAATGGTTCGAGACGTCTAGTAACACCAATTTTATATACATCTTCACCAAACGACCCGATATTCGAAATGATATAAACATAGCCTGCTGTTGCATGCCCTTCACGATAATCAATATCTTCTTCTAAGCTGTCTAGTTCAGATAATTTGACTTGGTATTCATCTAGTTGTCTTTTTAATTCTTGAAGTTCGTCACCCTTGGCAGAAGTAAGCATTTCTTCAACATTGTTTATCATGTTTTTAAAGTGGGTTCTATCTTTATTAAGTTGTTTCCGCTTCGCCTTAATTTCAGCCTGTAATTTTTTCTCTTCACGTTCTTTTTCACGTTGTTCTCGTAATAATTCTTTTTCCTCTTGCTTTTGATATTCGTACTCTGATGCGAGTTGTAATTCCTTTGTTTTTAATTCAAGATATTGAGGAGTGATTTCAATAAGATTTCTTGAGTACATCTTATTAAGTTGTTCAAAAGCCTTTTTAAGTGCTTTGATTTTTTTATCGACATTAGCTACAGTAGTTTTTACAAGTAATGCATCAGCTTCACCGTTAAAACCGCGAATAGCAGCACGAATAAGTTGATTTTGCATAGCTCGTCCTTTACTTTTGTTATTATCTAATAACATAGGGCGTATGATATTTCCAGCTTTACCATTTTTGACGAGTGATTTTTGCTGTCCTCTTAACTCATCTAAGGCTTGTTTGTATTTGGTGGAGTCCGAGAATTTGTATTGACGTTCAAAAAAGCCAACCTCTTGCATTTCTAGCGTGTCATTAGCTATAGAGATATTACGTTCTAATTTTTCAAGTTCTTTTTTTCGTTGTTCCAATTCGCTCTCTAAATTCACAATATCAGATGCAATGTTTAGTTGTTTTTTAAGTTTTTGTAGTTCGCTTTTTTTGTTTTCAATTTTATTTGTGAGTTTTTGCAGATTAGCTTCTAAAATTTCATCTTTTGGTTTTCCAAAATTAAACAATCCCATATTTTACCCCTCTCTATAAACATCAACAACCTCACCGATTGTGCGAATGTCGTCATCTTCTGATAAGTAAATTTCTTCGTATTTATCGTTTAGACTTTGCAAATACCATCTACCATCATAATCACGTTTTAGTTTCTTAACAAAATTTTTATTGTTGACTCGGAAAATTCCAATATCGTTTGGTTCAATTTGACTTGTTATTTTAATAAATAACAAGTCATTATCATGTATCAACGGTTCCATCGAGTCACCAGCTACTTTAGCAATAGTGTCGTATTCATCTGGTACATCAGAAGCTCTTAGCCGAACTTCCATATACAAATTATCTTCTTGGAACACTCCTCGTCCAGCAGCAACTAAACCTTGTACGTGGTCGTCGATATATTCGTCATCATCTTCTCTTTTGGTAAAGATAGAAGTAATATTGTTTTCTTGTTCTTGTTCAGCAAGTTGCTTGTTAGCAAAATCCAGCACTTTTTCTTGTCTTGGTTGTTTTAGCTTGTTGTAGATTGAAACGATTTCAGAAGCGTTTACATTCATATCTGACGTCTCAGACCACCCCATAAAATAAGCAGGACTAGTGTTAAGAATTTTAGAAATTTTTTCAAGTGTTTCTGTAGGCACTTTAGCGATTTCACCTTTTTCATATCTATAAATAGTCGTTTTAGAAACACCCAATCGTTTTGCTAATTCTTCTGCGCTCATCTTTTCATCAAGTCTTCGTTGTTTCAATTTTGCTCCTATATCCATAAGCACCTCCTTTATAAAAATAGTATAATACTTAGTTTGCAAAATTGCAACAAAAAATATTGCAAAAATGAAACTTTTGTGTTGACAAATAAAAAAACGTGGCTTATAATAAAATCACAAAGTTGCAATAACGCAACTTAGAAAGGAGCTCTTATGGTTAATACTCAAAAATTAAAAGGAGTAATCGTTGAAAAAGGAACGACTCAACAAGCAGTTGCTGATAGCATCGGAATTGATAGAAGCACTTTTTATCGCAAGATGAAAAACGGAGGTACGTTTTCAGTTGAGGAGGCGACAAAAATTGCTTTAGCTGTTCCTTTGACAAAAAGCGAAGCAATAGAAATTTTTTTTGGAAACACAGTTGCGTAATTGCAACTTAGAAAGGAGCAATCATGGTAGAAAAAATCCCCGAAATTATCGGAGATATCGAAATCGACCTAGAACAACATGATGTATTGTTGACAGCTAGGTTTGACAGACCAGTCTTGTTCATAGATGGAAACTTAGTTTATGGAGTGGAAGCCGTTCAAATTTCAGATATATCTAGTAGAACAAGGGTGGTAGTAACATTTAATGAATTGATTTCGTCAGGAGCGTTTCCGTTAAATAGTTTCAACGTACTTCAAACGTGGTTGTCTGACAATCCTGAGAAATTATCCTTACGGGACATTGCGATAAAAATGCGTTTAAGTGGGCGTCTTTATCCAAGCCCTCAAAAAAGCTGTTGTGAACACTAAAGGTTGTTTTTCCTAAAGATATTGTGTGTTCGTATTCAGCAATTAGAGCTTTCACAGAAGCTTCTAGTTGATAATCGTTCATGACGCATTCCTCCTTTCTGTGATGATGTTTTCATTATAGCATGAGAGGGAATAATAAACGCAATAAAGGAGTAAAGCATGAGACCAAATCGTTATCCATATAACAAAAAACCAAAAAGAAGCAATCGTGAAGTAGTGGTGGAAATTGCTACACCTTACTTAGAGTATGTTTCTGAAATTGCAAAGAAAGAAACACAATCTAAAGAAAAAAATAAACACATTGAAGTGTATATACAATTACGGAAAGGACTATCCCCAAAAGAGTGGGATGACTTAAACGGTTTATACGAGCATTTGCTATTTGAAAAAAAGCATAAGCTAACAAAAGGCTTAGCGCTAGACCCTAGCGAAATTGAAGCTTTTCGTAGCTATGCTCAAAGGTTAAATGAGACTAACGAATAATCCCGTTAAACATATCAAAAAAAGCACCTTTGAACGGCAATTCAAAAAGGCGCTTAGTAAAAAAATTCAACTAAATTATAACACAAAATGAACGAACTTAACAGTACACAACAATTATTAATCAACAATTGGCAACGTAAGTATTATCAACTAAGCGATGTATTGATTACAAGTTTAGTTGGTTTAACAACTACAGATACATTAAATGTCTTAGCGCAAGCAAGAAAGGAAAATTTATGGTTAAAGAGCATTACACAGTAGTGAATGTAATGAAAAATGGTGAGGAACTAGATGACCTCACAGGCTACATTGTTCCAGAAGATAACCCTATTTATGATTTTTTTATCAAAATTAACGAAGAAGCAAGGGAGAAAATAGCATGACATATTTAATTATCACAGTAGCAGTTTTAGCAATTACAGAAGTATTCACGTTAACGTTATTAAAACGACGTAATGAAGATGTGCGTTTTTATAAAAGCGAAGCTTATAAACAAGCTGTATTCACAGAGAAAGCACGTTTGAATAGTCAGAAGTGGAGCACTAATCATGAATAGATTGAAAGAACTACGACAAGCAAAAAAGCTAACTCAACAAGAGTTAGCGGATTATATGCAGATAACCAGAAGAGGTTATCAAAAATGGGAAAGTGGCGAAAGCCAAATTAGACCAGGTAAGGCAAAAAAATTAGCTGATTTCTTCGGCGTTAGCGTTGGATATTTTCTAGGATATGACAACGATTTTGAAAAGCAAATCAGAATCGACACTTTAAACGACCTTATTAATAAAATGCACACAGCGTATGTTTCGTTGCTTGAAAAAACGGACAAAGAAGCTTTCTGGGCAGGTTTTCAAACAGCAGAGCTGATAGTGCAAACGCAGAAAATGATATTAGAATTCGAGGAGTCCGAAAATGGAAAATGAATACTTTGATATAGACGAAATTATGCTGATTGATTTTAATAAAAACGGTTGGCACGGCTACTTTGGCGAAAGAGAGGAAGAAGATTAATGCAATACATCTTTCAAGAATACAACATCAAGTTATACAGCTGTTAGTAATGAATTCATACAAGACAAAGAATTGTCAAACAAAGCTAAAGGTTTATTATTAGTTATTCTCAGCAACAAAGATGAATGGCGTGTATATCCAACAGAATTAGTCAAGCGTTCAAAGGATGGTCTCGTTAGTGTCAGAAATACATTAGAAGAACTTGAAAAAGCAGGATATATCAGAACTTACAAAAAATCTTTAGGGCGTGGTAAAGGTATTGAATATTTCAGATTTTGTGCTGATAGGAAAATTAGTGACGAAATATTTGAGAGTTTAAAATCAACTCTTAACCAAACTTTACAAAATTAGGTTTTACAAAGTTGTATTTTACAAAGTTGTATTTTACAAAGTTGTATTTTACAAAGTTGTAAAACCTAACACTAATAAATACTAACTATAAATAATTACTAATATTAAATAAATACTAATTATAAATAAACATCAGCATCAGTAGAGGTGGAAAATTGAGTAAAAAAGAACTTTTTGAAATCTTTCAACAATGTTTTGGAAGATTACTAACACCATTTGAAATCGAGGATATCAATAAATGGATTGATGAAGATGATATGCCAGCAGAAGTTGTAAATGCTGCTCTGAAAGAAGCAGTAACAAACAATAAAATCAGCTGGAAATATGTTAACAAGATTTTGATTGATTGGCACAAAGCAGGAGACAACACTCTTGAAAAAGTTGAAAAAAGATTGTCTGACTTTGAAGCTAGAAAGAAAAATCAACAACAGTATTCAAATAGCGATCACGTCGGATTTGGCATTCAGGGGTCAGGGTATTAGCTTATGAGTGAATTTGTAAGCATGCAAGAAGCTATGCGACCAATTTTAAATGCTCAAATCGAGCAAACGGAGGAATGGTGTGAGCAACATCAATGTTCAAAAGTCAAAGTCAAAAAAACAGGTTCGGTCTTATGTTTAAAATGCGGTTACGAAGAACGCAGAGAGTTTGAGACTGAAAAAGCACAAGCTAGCTATGAACGTAATGAAGAGAAGAAGCGTCTGTATTATCTTGAAGAGTTTAGCATGATGGATAGTGAGTTAAAACTCGCAACGTTCGACAATTTTAAAGCGGACACACCAGAAAAACAAGATGACCTTGATTTTGTCAAAAAAGAAGCGAGAGCTTATATCAAAGGTGCTCAAAATAATCTTGTTTTAATTGGTGATGTAGGTGTTGGCAAAAGCCATTTGGCTTATAGTGCTATCAAAGCGATTAGTGACTACAACAAGAAACTAGCTACTGTTATCAATGTTGTTGATTTAGTATCAAAAGCAAAAGAAAACAAATTTGGTTTAGAAGCGTATTACACTAATTTGCTTTCTGGACAAGACAAGAACGATAAGATTGAATACTTGGTTCTTGATGACTTAGGCACAGAGAAAACGACAGAGTGGTCTTCAAACTTAATTTACAGCATTTTAAACAAGCGAACGAATACGATTATCACAACTAATTTGACGCCGCCAGAAATTCAAAGACGGTATGGTAAACGTATCTTCTCAAGAATTTTTAAAGGCGTAGGTCAAGAACATGTTTATCAGTTTAAAAACAGTACAGATGAAAGGATGAATTTATGGAACTAGAAGAAATGAAAAGAGTTCTAATTCAATTAGCCGACGACATTGTTATGGGAACATATGAGGCTAACGGAATGGGTTCAGAGTATGCACGAGGTGCGTCAGATGTTGCACTTGTGATGAGACAAATTGCAGAAGGAAAATTTGACGAAGCTTGGAACACCGAAACAATCGTAATTCTTGACGCGAACGATTCGAAGGAGAAAGCATGAAAGAACAGCTTATCCAACAGTTCGAGCAGAGCTATTACAGCTATTCAGACGAAGTAAGAGCTATGCTGCTAGAGCTTAGTGAAGAAGAATTAATCAACAAGCTAGCAAGAGACAGCAAGATGTCTCAAATGAAAATAATTGTATTTTGAGGTGAAGAAATGAAATACAAAAAAGGTGATGACATTTATTTAAAAGGGCAAATTGTAGGCGTAAGTTCTTGTAGTGAAGCTTCTTATCCTTACGAAGTGCTGACAGCAGATGAATTTATCGACGTAAAAGAAAAAGACATTATTTCTGTTAACGAGCCAGAAAAAGCAATATTAAACGAAGAGGAAGCAGAATGGCTTGAGAGACTTAAAAAATGTTCAGGACATTCTAAAATCTGTGACACTCTGTATTACGTTGCAAGAGCTGGCTTCGGATTTGGTTTCTCTTTCCGTAGCGAAGACGAAGAAATAGAGCTTGATACATTAAAGTTGACACTTAACGAATTTAAAAACTTGAAAGAGCGCCTCGTTAAAGCATTAATTTACGGCTATGAAGTTGAGAAAAAGAAGTTGTATACAATTAAATTCTCAAACGAAGATTTTGGCAAAATTTACATTGGATTTCTTAAGAGGGCTAATAAGCTCGGAGTAAGCTCGTTGCCTTTAAACAATGATGAGACAAAATCATGGTTCACTGAAGATGAGCTCAAGAGATTTAAATTTTGGAACAACCCAGCTTTTGAAATCAAAGAGGTGAAGCAATGAAGAAATATTACGTATCTGGAAAATATGACGGTGTCGATATTGGAATGGAAGTTAAAGCGCCAAATCAATATATGGCTGTTTATGCTTTCATTGACGAAGTATCGACAAAAGTTCGCGCCACAATGTCAAAGATTTTTGTTTCAGCAGTTGAAGAGGTGGAACTATGAAAGATGAAAATTTAGAGTATCTATCAACTAAAATTAAACGTTCGCAAGACCGTTATGTTCATAGCCAGATTGATTTATTTGACCGTATTTTAGCACAAGTTGAAAAGCAGTACGAAAATGCTATTAATGCAACTATGTGTAATGAAATAGCAATTGCGATTTATCAAGGCTACATCTTGTCGGACATTGAAGATGCGATTAGAAACGGACAGTTTGAATGATAATTTTAGAAGATGATTTTGAGCAGTCATATTACGACAGAACAAGCGACTATCTAAATCTTGCTATCGAGTACGGCGAAATTATCAATCAATATCAAGACGAGATAGTGAGCTTAAAACAAGAAAACAAACGTTTAAAACGTGAAATCTGGAATTTGAAGAAAACGAAAGGAAAACAAAAATGAGAGTCAAGGTAACGAATGATTGTGGCTTTAAGTTAGATATCAAGGTTAACGGAAAACTTGACAGGGCTAGCTGGAAGTTGATTTTTGATTTAGCCAACGACAATACGATTGATAAAACAAGGATTGATTCAGAATTGATGCCTTATTCGAATTCGGAATTTTGATTTTGATAGGAATGTGAAATTTTACAGGCAAAAAGGAGAAGAAAATGACAACGACAGAATTAACGCAAAAACAAATTACATCAAATGTAGCTAACCGAATTGAGGAAATGAAAGGCGAAGGCTTGCTAGTAGCACCAAATTACAGCGTGAGCAATGCTCTAAGTTCTGCTTATTACGCCCTAAAGAATGCTAACGGAGGGAATTTGCTAGAAAAATGTACACACGAAAGTATTTACAATGCCTTGCTTGATATGGTTACGCAAGGGCTAAGTCCCGCTAAGACACAATGCTACTTCATTCCTTACGGAAACAAAGTCAAATTAACACGTTCGTATTTTGGAACGATGAAAGTCGTTAAACAGTTGCCTGAAGTCAAAGATATTTACGCTCAAGTGATTTATGAAGGTGATGACGTTGAAATTAAGAACGTCGAGGGTCACAAGGTGCTAGTCAAACACGATACTAATTGGCTGAATCAGGATAATCCAATCATCGGCGCTTACTGTATCATCGAAAAAGTTGACGGTGAGAAAGTTTTGACAATCATGACCAAGAAGGAAATTGATAAAGCTTGGGCTCAGTCGAAAAACAAAACTGTTCAAAACAATTTTCCGCAAGAAATGGCTAAACGTACTGTCATCAATCGTGCTGCTAAGCAGTTCTTCAATACAAGTGATGATAACGACTTATTTATTGATGCAGTCAATCGAACGACAGAAAACGAATATGACGACGATGAACGAGGTGTCAAAGACGTAACACCAGAAAGAGAAAACGATGAAAGTATTGATAGTTTTATCGGTGAACCATTACCAGAAGCTGCCACTGAAGAGCCGAAGCAACCTAAAGATGTGACACCAGCAGAAGATACCCCTCAGGAGCTCACAGAAGCCCCAGAATCGACCGAAATGTCTGAACCTGATAATTTACATGAACCAGAGCAAACAGAGCTATTTGAGCAGCTAGGAGACCTATATGACTAAACTAACAGATGAGAATTATTATCAAGACAAAACTTACTTGTCTAATTCACGATTTAAGCAATACATGCAATGTCAAGCTAAGGCTTACGCCGTTGATAATGGCGAATGGGTAGAAGACCGAGACGAGACTGCTCTTTTGGTCGGCAACTACGTACATAGCTACTTTGAATCCGAAAAGGTTCACGACGCTTTTGTTGAAGAAAACAAAGAAAAAATCATTGCCAAGACAGGTAAGAATAAAGGAAATCTTAAAGCTGATTTCGTTGTCGGCGAAAAAATGATTAACGCTTTGAAAGATGACGATAATTTTAACCGTTTATATCACGGCTATCCAAGTGATGATGTCAAAAAAGAAATGATTGTTATTGGTGAAATCGAAGGAGTGCTAATAAAAGGCAAGCTTGACAGTATCAACCTATCTCGCGGCTACTTTGTTGACCTGAAGACAATGAGGTCAATCTATAACGAAGAATGGAACGCAGACTTACGCAAGAAAGTGACAGCGGCAGTTAACAATATCTTGAATTTCGGTTATAACGGACAGCTTGCTCTCTATCGTGAGCTACTGAAACAGATGACAGGCCAAGAGTTTAGGCCACTTATCGTTGCTGTATCAAAAGAGAACGTACCAGACAAGGAATTTATCAAAGTTGATGAGAATTGGCTCGACGAAGGTCTTGCTTATATCAAAGACAACGTTAAAGAAGTCTGGAACGTCATTCAAGGTAAGCAAAAACCAAAAAAATGCGGTCATTGTGACTACTGTAAGTCGCAAAAGAAACTCTCTCAAGTCGTAAGTTTAAACGATATGATTGAAAACTAAAATACGTGCCGCGAACCACGAAAAAAGCGAGCTAGAAAGTACGCGTTAAGTTAACGAGACGTACAAAGAATTTCAGCGGGCACAAGCCTTACTCACTCACAATTTAAATGTGTCCGCTTTTGATTTTTGAGGATATAAAAATGAGCAAAATTTTAGTACCAAAAACAGACTATCTAGTTGAAATTAATGAAGTTGTACGAGTGATTTCAATTCTCGGAAATCCCAATTGGGAAATCACAGCTTCTTTTGAAGTTAAGGAAAATCAACCAAGCTTAGATGAAAACGGTGATTTATTCGAGCCGATTTATAAATTAAAATTGCAAGCTGTTCCAAAATTCGAGTTAGAACTTGAAACGTCAAATCAAACTAAAGATTTGAAAAAAGAAGTTGCTGAAATTCAAGCGCTATTTGAATTTATCGAAGAAAACAAGCGAAACTTCTTTAATATGTTTGAGTTTAAAGGAGTCTTGGAATGAGGTTGGTAATTCCTATTGAACCAAAACCACAAATGAGACCTAAAAAAGGAAAATTTGGGATGTACGAAGACCCAAAAATGAGAGCTTGGCGCAAACAATGTTCAGCGTTGATTGAGCAAGTTTACGACGGACCATTTTATGACGGACCTATCAAAGTAGATGTCGTCTTTTATATGAAAGCTCCACAAAGCATTGCTAAACAGCCTACATCACGAGCTAAAGCAAGCTCTTGGAAAAGATTCAAAAAATACGTTTCAGAAATGATGTGGCATTTCAAGAAACCTGACATTGATAATCTTGTCAAAGCTGTTTTTGATAGTATTTCAAACGCAGGCTATAACAAGATTGATAAGAAAGGTATTGTTTGGTCTGATGACAACATTGTGTGTGATTTAAGAGCTAGAAAGCTGTACAGTCCAAATCCACGAATTGAAATAGAAATCGAGGAAATTGAATGAGCAGAGCAGGGAATCGCAATAGAGCTAAATTTCAAGATAAAGAATTTATTATCGAGGTGAGGTTGAAAAATGAATAAACAAGAAGCGATTGAAAAAATAGAAAAAGAAAAAAGCAATCTCAATGCTTGGGAAGATTTGACTCGTAATCGTGCTTTAGATGACGCATTAGTTATTGTTAGACGGCTTGACGAGCCAGAAAAGCCAGTAATTCCGCAATTTGTGGCGGATTGGTATGAAGGGCATAAGAATGACTTTGAATATAGCTTATACAGACTTTGCATCAATTTCAATGAACGAAAATTACATGAAGATTTACATGAATGGTTTAATAATGACAAAAATAAACCTATCGAAGTATTAGTATTAATGCACAAATTCGGCTATGAGGTTGAGAAAGAGAAGCTGTACACTGTCGAGATACCGAATCCAAACAGTATAGGTGGAAAGCTAGTGTTGTTTAAACAACAAAGTACAGGGAGGTTAATACTTGATATGTTAAACCCTAACATTAACAAACCAAAATATATCCACCTAACCGAACCAGAAATCAAGAAAGATTTTGAATGGGCTTGGCAGTTTGCGAAAAAGGTGAAAGAAAATGATTAGAAAAAGCGATAGTATCAGACCTTACTCTATTGGTTATAGAGTGATTTCAAAAAATGGAAATATATTTGCATTGAGAAATGGAGCGAGTGTTTTCTCGCTACCATGTGAAGCTAAGAAAGCCATTCAAAAAGAATTTGGTAAAGATGACCCAAATTTTGATGTTGAAAAGTTCCAAGTTGAAGAAGTAGCTGTTATAAACTTTGAACAGCTCAAAAATTTTATTAATGAGGTGGATAAATGATAACACCAAAATTTAGAGCCTGGGATAAAATAAGCAAGACAATGTTTCCTGTGATGATGATTGATTTTGGTCAGTCATATGTGATGATTGAGGAAATTAATGGTCTTTGGTGCGAAAGAGGTTTTGACGAAGTCGAACTCATGCAATCAACAGGTTTGATTGATAAGAATGGGAAAGAAGTCTTTGAGAATGATGTCATTAGGGACAGCGATGGTTTTGAGGGCATTGTTCAATATGATGAAAGCTATGGCATGTATGGCATTGCTTATCTTCCTACCCTATCAAACGGTATTGATATGACGTTTGAAGAATTAAAAGACAACTTTCGAAACAAATTTGAAGTCATTGGCAATATCTACGAAAATCCAGAGTTTTTGGAGGGAGAGAAATGATAAATTACGGAACAAAAGAACAACTTAAAGAACAATTGTTATACAAGCGCATTATTAAATGGGCTGGAGACTGCTTAGAGCTTGAAGACGGTACAATAGTTACCATTGAAGAATCAGAACAAGATTGCTGTGCAAGCGCTGGTGGTGAATTTAAAGATGTTAAGTTAGACGCTGTAATCACTGATGTAGAGTTTGGAGAACCAGAAGTCGTTGAAGGGGACGAAGATTTCGGGGAGTTTACTATGAGAAATACTGTTACTATCTACCATAACCAAAACCCAATTGCTATTGCAGATTGTGAAGCGGATGCTGGCAATGGTGGTTACTATTACAGTGTTTGCTCGCTTGTGATTAAAAATGTTCACTATAAAGTAGTGGAGGCTTAAAGGTGGATAATCTAGAATTTGAGTTCATGCTACCTAGAAATACCAGGTTAAAAAAACAAAACATGGTTATCAACAGCAACGATAGGTGGCACCCACAAGAAAAGGCGAAGATGACTAAACGAATTAGAGGGCTAGCAAATTATTGCGTGTCAGCTGAAATAGATAAGCAAGCGAAGCCGTTTAGTTCAAAAAATCCGTGTAGAGTAAGCATCACGGTGTACAGTCCGACAAGGTCAAGATTAGACCCGCCAAACCTTTATCCAACAATAAAAGCTATTATTGATGGCATGACAGATGCTGGCATTTGGGTGGATGATAATTATAAAGTTATTCGTTCAATGTCTTTTAGCTATGGTGGTTTAAGTGGTAAGAAAGGCTATTACAGATTTGTATTGACAATTGAGGAGGTTTCAAAGTGAGTGATGTTAAATGGATAAGTCAAATAACAGCATATGATGTAGATAAATCTGAGGAATTCAAACTGATATTAAACGCAAATGAAATTATATCAATAGCGGAAGATACATTTGAAATCTTTGACGAGGAAACATGTAATTGGGTGGATCATAAGGGCTGTGAAATTTACGTGCGTGATTGTTGTTATAAGGTTTTGAATAGCTATGAAGAGTTTCTGAAAATTTTTGAGAGGTAAGCGAAAGGATAAAATTCAACTTTTTAATAAAAAAAGAGCCTGCTCACGCAAGCTCGATATGATTTAAAATGCTATAACTATTATATCATATCGGAGGATTGAAAGTGACCAGAGCTAAAGAGTTATTGAATGAATTACAAAATCTTGATATGGATATTCAAAGTCGAATAGATGAAATCAATGAGCTTGAAGCAGGCTTGCTTTCAAGTCCAAAGTGGAAAACAGAGAAAACAAAAGGCGGTCAAGCTAAAAGAGTTGACGACGTGTACGCTCAGCTTGTTATCATGAAAGAAGCGATTGAACAAGATACTAATGAAGTTATCAATAGAAAACTTGAACTTGGCAGACTTATCAATAAGCTCAAAAATCCAAAACATAGAGCAGTGTTGAGAATGACGTATATTAACAAAGGCACATCTGATAGCGTTTGTTACGACTTGAAGATGAGTCGCACAACGTATTACAGACTCAAAAATGATGCTGTATCAGCTTTAGAAGAAGTTATTTGATTTCATAAGTATTTTTTGGGACTTTTTGGGACTGCACGGTTCTAAAAATCTGTTAGAATGGTAGTATCAAGAATTAAGGGTAAGGCGCATGGGTGTCTTGCTCTTTTATTTTAGACTGGAGGTGATGGAAAATTGAATGAGAGACAGAGACGATTTGCAGATGAGTACATCATCTCTGGAAATGCTATGGAATCAGCAACAAAAGCTGGTTACAGCGAGAATTACGCCAAAGCACAATCTCATAAATTGTTGGAAAATGTTGGAATAAAAACTTATATCAATAAACGGATAGCTGAACTTGAAAAACATAAGATTGCAACTGCTGACGAGGTGTTGCAAGTGTTCACAAGTATTTTGAGACAAGAGCTGACAGAGGAAGTAACAGAACTTAATCAAATAACTGGCGAATTCGTGACAATCGAGAAGAAACCGTCAATTGCAGAGGTCATTAAAGCTGGTAGCGAACTTATGAAACGCTATCCAACTAAACTCGAACTACAAAAGCTTAAACTTGAGATTGAAAAACTACAATCACAGGTTGGTGGTTCAGAGGGGCAAGATGAGAAAATTGCTGGTTTCCTTGAAAAGGTTAAGGAGCTTGTAGTAGATGACAGTTGATTTAAGTAGTCTATATACTCCAAAACAATTAGCTGTTTTGAAGTATATCTGGACACATGATTGGTTTATTTGCGGTTTGCATGGTGCTAAACGTGCTGGTAAGACAGTAGTCAATAATGATACATTTGTCTCTGAATTAAAACGAGTTCGTAAAATCGCTGATAAATTTGGCATTGATGAACCAATGTATATTTTAGCTGGAACGTCGAGCACGTCTATTCAAAACAACATCTTGCAAGAACTGTACAATAAGTATGGCTTTGAACCAAAATATGACAAGCATGGTTCATTTACATTTTGTGGTGTTAAGGTCGTGCAAGTTTATACTGGTTCTATTTCTGGCTTAAAGCGTGCTCGTGGGTTTACTTCGTTTGGTGCTTACGTCAATGAAGCTTCGCTTGCTAATGAGATTGTCTTTAAGGAAATCATTTCTCGCTGTTCTGGTGAAGGTGCTCGAATCGTATGGGACAGTAACCCAGACAATCCAAATCATTGGTTGAAAACAGATTATATTGGCAAAAATAAAGATGGAATCATTGATTTTAGTTTTCAGTTAGATGATAATACATTCTTGTCTGAACGCTATCGAGAATCAATTAAAGCAGCTACACCGCAAGGCAAATTTTATGATAGAGACATCTTAGGTTTGTGGACTGTTGCAGAAGGCGCTATCTATTTAGATTATGACCCTAAAATCAATGAAGTGGATACACTACCTGACATGATGAATTACTTTGCAGGAGTTGACTGGGGATACGACCACTTCGGCTCTATTGTTATCATTGGAGAGGATAATCAAGGCAATTATTATCTTGTAGATGGTATAGCTGAACAATACAAAGTCATTGATTGGTGGGTTAGTCGTGCTAAAGAGTTTCAAAATAAATATGGAGACATTACTTTCTGGGCTGATTCTGCACGACCAGAACACGTTGATAGATTTAATGATGAAGGTATATCAACAGTTAACGCTAATAAGTCTGTTGTGGCTGGTATTGAAACAATCGCAAAGTTATTTAAAGAAAGAAAATTATTTATCAAGCGTGGTGTTATACCTCGCTTTTTCGATGAAATTTATCAGTATAAGTGGAAACCAAATAGCACAAAGGACGAACCATTGAAAGAGTTTGACGATGTGCTGGACGCTCTACGCTATGCTATCTACTCAAAAATTATGGGTATTGGTAGCCGAATTAAAGTATTTAAAGGAGGTTTTTGATGACGCTAGTCAGTCTAAACAAGCGCAAGTTATTTACAACATCAGCAGAAGAAGTGACACAAGAATTAGTGTCAGAGGCTGTTAAACTTCATCAATCGCAATTGCTTAAAGGTTACATTGAGAACGAAAATATGTATATGTCTCAACACGAAATCTTACGTCAAAAGCGCAAAGAACCGTGGAAACCAGATAATCGTTTGGTGATTAACTATGCTAAATACATTGTTGATACATTTAGCGGTTACCAAATCGGTGTGCCAATCAAAGTCACACACGACAATGAAGAAGTTACAGAATTCATTAACGATTTCCGAAAGCTAAATGATATGGAAGATACCGAATTCGAGTTAGCTAAGATGTCGGATATTTTCGGTCATGCTTTCTTGTATGTTTATCAAGATGAGTCAGGAAACACTAGAACGACTTATAATAGTCCAATCAATATGTTTATCGTTCATGATAACACAATCGAAGAGAAACCCTTATTTGCGGTCAGATACGCTTTCAACAAAGGAGAAGTTACAGGTTACGGTCAAGTGATTACTGACAAAGAAGTGATTGACATTTCTGTTGAAAAAGGCGGTAGTGTCTCGTTTGGTGAACGTGATTCACATATTTATGGCAAATTACCAGTGATTGAATTAATTGAAAATGAGGAACGTCAAGGTGTTTTTGATAGCGTTAAAACGCTTATCAACGCTCTTAATAAGGCTGCAAGTGAAAAAGCAAATGATGTTGATTATTTCGCTGATGCTTATTTGAAAATTGTGGGTGTCGAGTTAAAAGATGGCATGGCAGAGCAGATTAAAGAAAGCCGTATTTTCAACCTGTGGAAAAATAATAGCTCTGACGGAACTACGCCAGATGTTGCATTTCTAGAGAAACCAAGTTCGGATACTACCCAAGAAAACCTAATTGCATTGTTGAAAGAGTCAATCTTTGCTGTTTCAATGGTAGCTAATTTGTCAGAAGAAGATTTTGGTAATGCTTCTGGTACTGCTCTCGCATTTAAATTGCAAGCTATGGACAATCTTGCAAAGATGAAAGACCGCAAAATGCAATCAGCTTTAAATCGTTTGTACGAGATTGTCTTCAATGTACCTATGGCTACTGTATCAAGTGATGGCTGGACTGGTATTAAATACCAATTCACAAGAAATGTGCCACGAAATATTTTAGAAGAAGCGCAAATTGTCGCTCAATTATCTGGACAAGTTTCAGATGCCACTAAACTATCTGTGTTATCTATTGTGGATAACCCACAAAATGAACTTAAAAAGATGGAAGAAGAGGAAGAAAGTTCGAGCCTGCTTTCTAAAAGAATCGCTCTTAACGAACGTATGACTGATAAAGACCTAAAATCTGACAGTCAGGAAGTGATTGCTAATGGTGAATGATTACTGGAAGAAGCGTATAGAAGCTGAACAGCTCGCTAAAATGGAGCGTAGCGCCACTATAAGTGATGAAATCGGTAGATTATATGATTATCATTTCAAAGAGCTAGAAAAGGAAATTAGAGCTTTTGAACAACGTTATGCTGATAAGAACGGTCTATCTTTGTCAGAAGTTAAAGCTAGAGTTGATGAAATGGATGTTAGAGCTTTTGAAGAAAAAGCTAAGAAATATGTAGCAGAAAAAGATTTCTCTGCCAAAGCCAATTCAGAATTAGAACTCTACAATCTTAAAATGAAGATAAATCGTTTAGAATTACTTCAATATCAGTTAGAACTTGAGATGGTAGCGCTAGGTGATGCAGAACACAAGTTGACAGAGCGCTTCTTGAGTGGTGAATATGTCAAAGAGATTGAAAATCAATCTGGACTTTTAGGGCTATCTGTTTTAAGTGCGAAGCAAGTAACGCAGACGGTACAGACAGTCCTCAACACTTCTTTTAAAGGTGCAACGTGGTCTAATCGCATCTGGCAAAGGCAAGATGCTCTTAGGGAGATTGTTGCTCGTATGGCTGAGGATTATCTATTAAAGGGTAAAAATCCAACTACTATGATTGCTAAAATCAGAAAGGAATTTGGAGTATCGGCTAGCGAAGCTAAGCGTTTAGCAGTTACAGAAGGGGCTAGAGTTGCTACAGAAGCCCAAAGACAATCTTTAATTGCTAATGGCTATGAGGAGTACGAATACATCGCAGAACCAAGCGCTTGTTCCATCTGTAAGGCTTTGAATGGCAAGATTTTTAAAGTCAAGGATATGGAACCCGGAGAGAATGCCGCTCCAATGCATCCACATTGTCATTGTTCTACTGCTGCTCACTTCTCAATGAGTGATGACGAGTACGAGAAATTAATACAAGATAGCTGGCATTCGGTATATCCACACATGGATAATGTCATCAATAAGTACGTTGACGGGAAAGAACATATTCCGAATATCAACATCAGCAATCAAGTTACCAAAAATGGTAAGACTTACGTTGTTGATGGGCACAACGTTGTTTCAGACCATTCGAACTATGAACACAAGGTTGCAAGTTGGCTTTCTAGCAAAACAGGATTAAAAGTTGATATTTTACCAAGGGTAAATAATCCAGATGGAATTAGCACACCAGATTACTTAGTTGATGGAGTACCATTTGATTTAAAGAGTTTTGGTGGCTCCGGAAAATATGTTATTGATAACAATTCTAGGAAAGCAAAAAAACAAGCACCAAATATTATATTTGATGCTACGACTTCATCACTTAGTGATGAGGAATTGTTAAGGCAGTTAAATGATGTTTATCGTTCAGGACGGCGTGGTTTAAAAACCGCAATTCTAAAAAGAAACGATGAAATTATCGCTGTTGTTCAACCAAAATAAAAAGAGTGAGAAAACCGCGCTCCAATGGGTGCTCGACCTTCTCACTCTTCACCTAAATTATACATCAACACTCATTTTTTTGCAAGTCGTAGCGATACGGCTTTTCTTTTTGCCCAAAACTTGCTTAAGGCGTTAAAAGGTGCAAGGTCATCAGTCCACTCTGGACTTAAAAAGGAGGTCTCCAGTTATGGAAGAAGATATTAAAGAAACATCAGTAGTTGAAGAAGAAAATGAGCAAGCTAGCACTCAAGAAGAAACTGAAACTACTGAAAAAACATTCACTCAAGCCGAGCTTGACGATATTGTTCAAAAAGAAAAAGCAAAGGCGAAGCGTTCTGCTGAACGAGAGTACAAAGAAAAAATGGACGAAGCTGAAAAATTGCGCAAAATGAACGCTGAACAAAAAGCAGAATACGAAGCGCAAAAACAGGCTGACCGAATCGCTGAACTAGAAGCTCAACTTAATCGTAACGGACTTGAGAAAGAAGCTTCTAAAATGCTTTCAGAAGCTGGAATTGTAGCCAGCGATGACATTCTTAGCTTTGTTGTTAAAAATGATGCAGAAGGAACACAAGCAGCTGTTAACGCTCTTTCTAGCTTGGTGAATGACCTAGCCGATAAGAAGGTTAGTGAAATGCTCAAAGGTAAAACACCTAAAAAAGTTGAACAATCAACAACTGGTGCGATTACTAAAAAGCAATTCGACAAAATGGGTTATAAAGACCGCAACGAATTGTTGCAGAATAATCCTGAACTTTACCATCAATTGAAAGGATAAAATAATATGACACAAACACAACTTGCACAAATGATTAATCCAGAAGTTATGGCTGATATGGTTTCGGCTAAACTTCCTAAGCTAATTAAATTTACACCACTCGCTTATGTTGAACGTGAGCTTGTAGGACAACCAGGTACAACTATTACAGTTCCTAAATGGGAATACTCTGGTGATGCCAAAGACATTGCAGAAGGTGTTGCAATTGAACCAGACCAACTAACAACAACTAAATCTACTATGACGATTAAAAAAGCTGGTAAAGGTGTTGAATTAACCGATGAAGCTGTCTTGTCTGGTTACGGAGACCCGCTCGGTCAAGCAACGCATCAAATCGGTTTGGCGATTGCTAACAAGATTGATAATGACCTTATCGAAAAAGCCAAAACAGCTACACAATATATTGATGAAGCGCCAACGACAGGAACTGCAATTGACAAAGCACTTGCTGTCTTTGACGACGAAGAAGATGCTCGCTATGTGGCGGTGGTTAACCCTGCAGATGCCATTGATTTGCGTGCTGATACTGTTAAACAATGGATTTCTGGTTCAGAAATCGGTGCTAATATTGTTGTTTCTGGTACTTTTGGTGAAACTCATGGCGTTCAAATCGTGCGTTCTAAAAAAGTTGAAAAAGGCAAAGGATTTCTTATTAAAGTGTCTGCTGATTCAACAGATACAGAAGATGTAGCTAAATACGGTGCATTCGTTATCGTTCTTAAACGTGACGTGGCAATTGAAACAGACCGTGACATTTTGAAGAAAACAACAGTCATCACTGGTGATGAACACTATGGTGTTTACTTGTATGACCCTACAAAGGTTGTTAAATTTGGAGGAAATGCATAATGGGAGTAGGTCTACTACGTCGCCATTATGCTAAAAAAGAAGTCGTTGATTTGTCTGAAAAGACACTCACCGAACTGAAAGCGATGGCGAAAGAAAAAGGCATTGAGGGTTATTCAACTCTCAATAAAGAAGCTTTAATTGAAGCATTAAAGGAGTAGTGACATGTCAATTATCGAGCAAGTCAAGACTCTGTTAGGAATTTCAGACGACTTGCAAGATAATCTCTTGTCAGTCATTCAAATGCTTACAGAGTCTCACTTTAAAGCCTATTCAAAACAAGACAACATACCAGAAAATCTAAACTACATCATTGTAGAAGTGATGGTTAAGCGATTTAATCGCATTGGTTCAGAAGGTATGTCCTCACAAACTGTAGAAGGGCTTAGCATGGCTTTTGAATTGGATGATTTTGCAGAATATGACAAAGTTATCCACAGGCAATTTGCTAGCGATTTCCAAGCGGGGTTTAAGGCATTATGAGATTTGATAAACGTGTCACACTTATCCTCAAATCAAAAGAAAAACCATATTATGACCCGGAATTAGGGAAAATGGTTGGTGGAGGTACAACTGAAAAGGTTGTGCCTGCTAATATTGGTCCAATTAGTGCCAAATTACAGAGCCTACTTGGGGATAAGTTAAAAGAAGCTACTACGGTTGTTAGAGTTAGAAACTGCAAAGATAAGGTTGACAGTCTTTTAATAGACGGTCAGCCTTTTTCTATTGTGGATAACCCAAAACATGCAAACAGACTAACTGTTTTTTATGTAAGTGAGGTAAATCATGGCTCAAGTTGAAATTAAAGGAGACGACATATTACTTAGAGCGTTGCAAACGGCAGCTAATATGAAAGCTCATAAAGCAGCTGTACAGAAACATGGAGCAGACCTTCAAAAGAAAGCACAATCTAACGCAGTGTTTACTCACGGATATGCTACTGGTGCAACGAAACGAAGTATCAAGCTTGAAATTACAGACGGTGGCTTTGCCGCTAAAGTAACAGCTGGCACAGATTATTCTGGATATCTAGAAAAAGGTACACGTTTCATGGATGCGCAACCGTTCATGAAGCCTGCTTTTGATGTAGTGCAACCTAAGTTTATCAATGATTTAAGGAGAGCAGGTATTGCTAAATAAACAACCAGACCAACAAATCCATGATGAATTGATTAAACGCTCAACTGCTTTAGGACTTACTGCTTATCCATTCTTGCCAGAAGATGGTACACCTTATCCTTTCATGGTTGTTTCATACACTCAAATTGTGCCGCAACCCACAAAGTCTTACTTACTTGGCGCTGTATCGGCTCAAGTTGACGTGTGGGGTACAGCTGATGACAGAAAATTGGTGTCTGATTGGATTGGAAAGCTAATGAATGAGTTTTCTAAGATTAGGCGGATTGGTAACACGCAGTGGGCAATGGATTTGTCTAGTTCAACACAAATTATAAAAGATAATTCAACACCAGAATTGCTTTATCACGGCATTCTGGATTTAAAATTTAAATTTCATTAGGAGGAAATTATGGCTATTTTTGGTAAAAATAAAATTTTGATGTTCCGAAAATTAGGGGATAAAACAGCAGCGGCTAAACTCGCTTTGCAAACAGAGCACACATGGAAGTATGAACGTTCAACGGATTCTGAAAAAACAAAAGACGGAGCTATTGTTAAAGATGGCGGCTTAGAAGTCACATTGTCAATTGAAGCTGTGACAAGCCGTGATGACGTTAACAAAATGCTTAAAAACTCTGTTGTAAACGGTGAAAAGCTTGAAGTTTGGGAAATTGACCTTGCTGGAGAAAAACAAGGTCAAAAATACCCTGCGCTTTATGCTCAAGGCGCTCTGTCAAGTTGGGAAGTTCCTGATAATGTCGAAGATTTAGAAACATTGTCAACTGAAATGACAATTGAAGGAAAACCAGTCGAAGGCTATGCTACACTAACAGCCAGTCAAGTTGAAGAAATTAATTACGCATTCAAGGATACAACAGCTTCTGGTTCTGACTAATGTTTTGTTCTTTGTTGTGATTTTTAAGAAGGGATAAATCACCCTTCTTTTTATTTTTTATGGATTAGGAGAAAAACTGATGAAACAAATTGAAATTAACGGTAAAAAACACGACTTGCATTTTGGAATTGATTTTATTCGTGAAATGGATAAACGCTATGAAGTTAATGGTAATGGTGTTTCTTTTGGTATGGGAATCAATAGTGCTGTTGTTTACTTGAAAGATAATAACCCAGTTATTCTAGAAGATATTATTTTGGCAGCAACACATACCGCTAAAACAATTCCGAGCGTGGCTGATATTGAGAAATGGCTTGAAGAGCAAGAAGATTTGGACAAAGTATTTGATGATTTTTTATCTGCGTTGAAAACTGCACCGTTGACGAAATCAAAAGTTGCAAAAGTGCTAAAAGCAATGACGGCGTAAAGAAGCAAACTACCTCTATAGCTACTTCAAAAGAAGTCTACGAAGATATGCTAGCAATGGCGCTTGGTTTGTATGGTATCAACTCAATAGTTGAAGCTAAACGAATGACTATTGAAGAATTTAACGTCAGAAAACGTGGCTATCTCATGCAGCGTTTGGATAAGGAACAGGAAATATATCTACAAGCTTATCTAACTAGAGTAGTTAAAGCTCCAGATAAGAGCGGCAAGAAATATTTGTTTGAAAAATTCAATGATTTTTACGATGAAGCTAAACATAGAAATGCAATTTTAGGTGGTGGGTATGGACCACCTGTAAATAGCGAATTGCTAGCTATCGCAAAACGTAGACAACAATTTTTAAGGGAAGGAGGTAAAAATGAGTAATAGTTCATATACTGTCGAAGCTGTCCTAAAGGCGAATGACAGTGGATTTTCTAACGCTTTCAAAAACGCTCAAAAATCAGTATCTGGTTTATCTAGCATGGCCGCTAAGACTGGGTCAATGTTTAAAAGTGTCTTAGGCGCTAATCTTGTTAGTAGTGCTTTAACTTCTGGTATAAGTGCTATTTCTGGCGGTATACGTAGTATGGGGACGGAATTAAATAACTCTCAAAAAACTTGGAAAACATTTGAAGGTAACTTACAAGCTTTCGGTCGTTCAAGCGAGCAAATAGCTGCTGCTAAATCCGAGATGCAAGATTTTGCGACTAAAACCATTTATTCGGCTTCTGATATGGCAAGTACCTACTCTCAACTTGATGCAGTTGGTACTAAAAACGTTGGTAGCTTGGTTAAAGCTTTTGGTGGCTTAGCGGCATCAGCAGAAAATCCAGCACAAGCCATGAAATCTATCTCTATGCAAGCCACGCAGATGGCAAGTAAACCTAAAGTTGCATGGATGGATTTTAAAATCATGATGGAACAAGCGCCTGCTGGTATGGCAGCTGTGGCAAAAGAAATGGGCATGTCAACTGATGAATTAGTAGCCGCTGTTCAAGACGGAAAAGTTAACACGGAAGAATTTTTTGACGCCATGAACCGTGCAGGTAATTCTGAAGCTTTCCAAAAAATGGCAACAGAATTTAAAACCGTCGACCAAGCTATTGATGGTGCGAAAGAAACGTTATCCAATAAGCTTATGCCAGCTTTCGAAAAACTGAATCAATTCGGTATCAAGGCGGTAGTAGCTCTCACGGATGCTTTGGATAATATTGATTTTGGTAAAATCGCTGACAATCTCGGAAAAACTCTGGATTCTATTGATATTGAGAGTATGTTTTCTAAGGCTCAAACAGCGATGAAAATGTTTTTTAATCCATTATTTGTTATCAATTTCAAAGCAGCAATAGATGAAGTCAAAGGTGCTGTAGGCGCTCTAACCTCAGCTTTCTCTGGCGTTGCAGGCGGTGGATGGTCGTGGGTTTATACACTAAGCAATGCAATGTCGGCACTAATTGGAACAGTAGCTACTGGAGCTAGCATTGTTAAAAAATTTATCAATGCATTTGCGGATACTGGCGCTATGCAACAGATTAAATGGGCTATTGATAGCGTCATCGGAGCGTACATGACATTGACTTATGCAGTTGGTGAAGCTTCTATTTGGTCGACGTTGGGAACAGTCATCGGTAATGTTGCTAAAGTCATTGCACAAGTCGTACAAGCTATTGCTGATTTTATTTCAAGGTTAGACCCAAGCATTGTCCAAGGATTTACCAATGTTCTAGTTGGTGGTATTGCTGGACTTCTAGCCTTTTCAGCAGGTACAAAATTAGTTTCTACTGGAATGAAAGGTTTGGACTTTATCAAATCGTTTAACCCATTCAAACTATTTAAAAAGAATGCTGAAGATAGTCTGGAAGGAACGACAAATAGTGTTAGTCGTTCTAAAAGTACGATTGCTCAACTTCTTAGTGGTTTAACAAATCTTATCAAGGGTGTAGGTACATCTTTCAAATCCATCTTTGACGGTATAGGTAAGACTCTTACAGGTTTAGGTAAGACTTTTGAAGGTTTTGGAAAAGGTGTAGGTGCAGTACTAAAAGGCTTGATGCAAGGACTAAAAGGATTAAATCCCGCAACATTGCTTTCGTTCGGTGCATCTATAGGTATTGCAGCGGTCGGGATTAGTGCTGGAATTGGCATTATTGTGGCATCGCTATCTTTATTGGCTGAACACAGCGCAGGTGTGTCTGTGCTTATACAAGCATTGGGCACAGCTTTTGCAACAGTAGCAGCAGCAATTATTGGGGCTTTCGCTCAAGCAATTGTAACAGTTTCTGGTGTATTGCCAGTTGTCACAAGTGCATTAGCTAACCTAGCGCCTTTGGTGGTTGCGGTCGGGGTAGCCATCGGTGCAACAGCGCCAGCTATTACAGCTTTAGGCGATGCTTTCACATCAATTCTTGGCACACTTCCGCCAATTATTACAGCGCTTGGTTCGGCGATTTCTCAAATTGCTACAGCTATCACACCAATCGTTGGAATTATCAGTAGTGCTTTCGTTCAGATTGTGACAGTAGTTTCTAATGCGATTGTTCAAATCATACAAGCACTTTCTCCATTCATTCCCGCAATTACTGAAATGGTGGTTGCGGTTGCTCCTGTGCTATCTCAAATCGTAGAAGCTTTTAACAATCTCATCAGCCAAATCAGCCCAATCATTGACTCAATCGCTAACTTGTTTAAAACGCTTGGTGAACAAATCAGCAATATCCTTGATAGCGCATCTGGCGTTATTACAAGCTTTGGTGACTCAGTTCGCAATGTTTTGGATGGTGTTGCAGGTATTTTTGACTCAATGGGTAATGCTGCTCTTAACGCTGGTAAAGGTGTTAAGCAGATGGCGCAAGGTATTAAAATCCTCGTTGATATGAAACTTGGTGATTTAACGTTTACTCTAGGAGCTGTAGCAACAGGTCTCGGTGATATGGCAAGTCACGCAAGTGGAATGTCAACTCTTGGAACAGCCATGGCACAAGTTGGTATAGGTATGACTTTGTTTGCTACAAGTTCAGTTCTTGCATTAACATCTCTTACAATGTTTGGAACAGCAATTACTACACTTCAAATCAACTTAACACAATTACCAATAGCTATGACAACCGCTGGCACAAGCTTCCAAACATTCACTACACAAGCTGTTACTGGTTTATCTGGCTTGTCAGCTATTAACGCACCAATTGCAGCTTTCAAAGCGCAAATTATGACGTTAACACCAGCGATAATGTCAGCCACAGCAGGCTTTGCAATGTTTGGTGCTAGAGCAATGGTTATCAATGGCACGTTTACCGTCATCGGTGGACTTATTAGTGCATTTAATGCACGCATCTTGTCAATGGGCGCAGCAACAGCAATGGCAGGAGCGTCGTTTGGTGCGTTAGCTAGCAGAGTAGGTGCTTTAGGTGGTGCTCTATCATCAATTTCTGGTGGTTTTGCTCGCGTTGGCGCTAGTGCGTCAAATTCGGCAGCTCAAATGCGTTCAATCATTTCAGCGACACAATCTGTTATTTCAGCGTTCAGCTCAATGCGTGCTCAAGTGCAATCGTCAATGCAAGCAATGCTTAGTGCTGTTACATCTATTGGAAATCAGATGAAAAATCAAGGACGCATGATTGGTCGACAAACAGCTCAAAACATCGCACAAGGGATTGCTAGCGGTGCTGGTAATGCTAGAGGTGCAATGAGCTCTCTTATGGCATCTGTACGTGCAGCAGGAATGTCTGGAGTCGGTTCAATGCGTGCAATTGGTGCATATATCGGGCAAGGTTTGGCTAGTGGTATGATGTCAGCTCTTGGAAGTGTGACGGCAGCTGCTAATGCGTTAGTAGCACAAGCAGAGAGAGCAGCACGAGCAAAAGCCAAAATTCACTCACCATCACGATTATTCCGTGACAACGTCGGTATATACATCGGTCAAGGGGTAGCAGTAGGTATTGAACGTTCGCAAAAGTATGTTGATAATGCTATGGATTCAATGTTTGATAGCATTGATAACTTTAATGCGCAAGTATCAGACATGATGAGTAGTAAAGCAGTTTACGATTTTGATGGCGGTAGATTTTCAAATGATATTGAAATTACTTATCGCAATCAAGACGATGCAAAACTAGATACTATCAGAGAAGCACTTGACACAATTAAATCAATAGCTTCTCGTGATACCGTCCTCAATATTGACGGTAGAGAATTTGCTCGTGCGACTGGTGATGACATCAGCGATTATCAGAGTAGAAAACAAGAAGTTAGAAATTTAGTTTGGGGGTTAGGAAATAATGGCTAATTTTACATTCAAAGGTGTTGATTTAACACCTTTTTTGAATGTTTTAGAAATTCAACGAACTGTTGGAAATGAGCGCTCGTTAACGACAGATGACTTGTTCGATACAGGAGTTGAACTTAAAAATGTTTCTTATGGAGCTAAGATTATTAAAGTAAAAGTCGCTTTGGCTTCTCGCTCTATATCACCAAAGGAATTTGTTGATACAATTGAGTATTCTGGAATCAACACTAGAAACTTAAACACTTTAAGAGAACGCATTGCGATGCTTCTTCGAGCAAAAGAACCATATAAGTTAGAACTACCTGATGAACCCAATAGATTCTATATGGCTCTTCCAAAAGGAGATGTTGAACTTAAAGGAATTTCTGATTGGTATGACGAAACAACCATAGAATTCTTTATCCCTGACGGACTAGCGCATACTGAAATTGTTAAGGAATTCGAATTCTCTAAAAATGAACAAGGTACGCTTGAAGCTGAAATTGAAAACAATGGAAGTGAAGAGGTCGCTGTTAGCTACGAAATCAAGCTCAAAAAAGAATCTGGTTTCATTGGCATTGTTAGCGAGTATGGCGCTATGCAATTTGGTAAGTACGATGAATCAGATGGTTATATGGACAGAAAGAATGTGACAGTCGTTAGTAATCAAGCTGGTAACTTTGCCAATTGGACTGACGGCACTAAGAATTATGAGAACACAAACAAAATTATTACAACTCAAATGACCGCTGACACTTCGTTCGGCGGTCGTCTTGGTTTGTTGCCAAATTCGTTTACAACAAGTGGTACGTCTGGCGCTTATCAGTATGGAGCGGTTAAGGAATACACGCTAAGTAATCCTATCTCTCAATGGTATATCTGGGCTAGAGCTTGGTTTGAAACTGGTCTAATGGGACAGACTGGCGCTTGGTGCTTAACGGTGCTAGATGAAAGTAATCATCTAATCGCTGGCATGGCAATTGAGAAAGACGACACAGTTGGTAATACTGCAAATGTCCGTTTTTTAATGGGTGACGGTTCGGGTGGCAGTCGTACGGTTAAGACGATTTCATTCACACCGTCTTATCGGCTACCGCCCAACCCGTACGGTACCCAAGGGAGAGACAAGAACTCGAACATGTTCGACTTAGTAAAAGAGAAAGACCGTGTGCAGTTCTTCTGGTATGGTGGCTATTATCCGTTTAACGATTCTCGTTTGGCAAATGTCAAAGCGAAGAAAATTCAGTTTTTCGTCGGACAGTATGCAGGTCGAAACACGACAGACAGAAAAGTGACACATCATTATTTAAACGATTTTACTTTTCAAGAATTGCATGTTGATTATTGGAAAGACGTACCTAATCGTTATCCAAGCGGTTCAACGATTGCTATTGACGGCGAGAAAGGGCAAATCAAAGTCAATAATCAAATTCGTTTAGACGACGAAGTTTTGGGAACGACTTATTTTAAAGTGCCGCCTGGAAAAACAAAGGTGCAGTTAATACTTTCTAGCTTTGCGGAAATTACTTCTGCCACAGCGACAATACAGGAGGTTTACATTTGACAAGAAATAATGTACGTATTGCGATTCGTGATTCAACAGATAGCCACAATGTGGCTTTTTTTGATAATAGAGCAGGAATCAAATATAAGAGTGCTAATTTACAACGCTTCTTAGCAGGTTCTGCAAGTATTTTAACGCTTAAATACAACTCAAAAGACATTGACAGTATTCGTTCTGGCTGTAAGCTTGCTTTTCGTTATAAGAATCGCGACTATTGGCTTAATGTCATGAACTTCGAGAAGAAAGGTTTCGAAGTTGAATTGACCGCTTATTCGCTCGGTCTTGAGCTGAATAATGAAGAACGTGGCGAATACAAGCCAGACAACGCTATGTCTATTGCTGAATACGTGGCTTATTATGACCCAGAACACGCTTTAACAATTGGCGTTAATGAAGTAGCTGATAAACGTATCAAATTAGAATGGACGGGCACGGATACAATTTTGGCACGTCTTTTTTCTGTTGCTAATAGCTTCGATGCAGAACTTGATTTCAGCGTAGAACTTAATGACGATTACTCACTTAAACGTCAAGTGTTGAATATCTATAAAAAAGGCAATCTTGGCACAAACAAGCTCAGTCAACCTGTAAGAGTTGGCAAAGAGCTTAAAGTCATCAACTACAGCGATAACATCAAAGAGTTGAGGACTGCGGTTCGTGCAACTGGTAAAGATGGTTTAACGATTGACGGACTTAACAAGAAGATTTACGACGATAATAAGCAGTTGCTTTATTATTCAAGTGCTAACACTGTCTATGCGCCACAATCTCGTGACCGTTTCCCGTCTGTCGGAAAAGGTTCAAATGACAACTGGATTATTAAAGATTTGGGCGAAACACAGTACGAAACCAAAGAAGCTCTTTGGGGCTATATGTATAGCGAAATCCAGAAAATATCTGTGCCAGAAATCACCTATGAGGTTGAGGGCGCTATCGATGCAGGTATCGGCGACACTCAAACATTGATTGATGACAAGCACTTTGAACCAGCTCTTTACGTGCAAGCTCGGGTGTCTGAACTTGAAGATGACATCTTGACAGGTAAAGTGACGAAGTCAACGTTTATTAATTTTGAACGTAAATACAGTCAGATTGCCGACGAATTACAAAAACGAGTTAACGAATTAGTAGAAGCTTCGATACCATACACAATTAAAATCTCTAGTGATAACGGTACTGTTTTTAAGAATGCAACTGGAACGAGTACGTTTAAAGCTAGAGTGTTTAAAGGCGAGAAAGAAATTACCTCTGACGTCACATGGCGGTGGGCGCTTGACGGCAATGTCACAGTTGGCATGCAATATCTCGTTAAAGCTAGTGCTATTAAAGATACAGCTGTTTTAACCGCTTCTGCTTACATTGGTAATAACGAGGCAGCAACGACTGAAATCACGCTGACGAATGTCAACGATGGCGCTAAAGGTGATAAGGGCGATGATGGAGATACGGGACCACAAGGACCACAAGGTCCTAAAGGCGATAGAGGTGACGACGGTTTACCCGGCAAAGACGGCGTAGGTTTAAAATCTACTGTCGTCACTTACGGATTAAGCACGTCTGAAACCACACAGCCAACGAGCTGGACGGCTCAAGTGCCTGCTCTTGTCAAAGGTCAGTATTTGTGGAGTAAGACTGTCTGGACTTACACGGATAACACTAGTGAGACCGGCTATCAAAAGACATATATTCCAAAAAATGGTAACGATGGAAATGATGGTATACCCGGAAAAGATGGTGTAGGCATCAAAACAACGACTATCACTTATGCAAGTTCAACCTCTGGTACGACAGCACCAACAAGCGGTTGGTCTAGTACTATTCCAAGTGTCAGTGCAGGTAACTATCTGTGGGCTAAGACTGTTTGGACTTATACAGATAATACGTCTGAAACTGGTTACAGTGTAGCTAAAATGGGTGAAACTGGCGCTACTGGAAACGGTATTGCCAATACTGTCATCACGTATGGTCTCAGCACGTCCGAAACCACCGAACCAGCAACATGGGCTAGTAACATGCCTGTTTTAGTCAAAGGTATGTATCTGTGGACACGAACCATACAAATATACACTAACGGCAAATCTACTACGAGCTATCAAAAAGGCTATATCGCTAAAGACGGTAACGATGGTTTGCCGGGAACACCGGGAGCTGACGGCAAAACGCAGTACACACATATTGCGTATGCAGACAACGCAACCGGTGGTGGATTTAGCCAGACCGACCAGACCAAGGCTTATATCGGTATGTACCAAGACTTTAACGCCACAGACAGCGCCGACCCAACAAAATACAAGTGGAGCAAGTGGAAAGGTTCAGACGGTGCGCAGGGTATTCCTGGTAAGGCAGGTGCTGACGGAAAAACACCGTACATTCACTTTGCTTATGCGGACGATAACAAAGGTACTAACCTTAGCTTTACCGACAAGAACCAACAATATCAAGGTTATTACAGCGACTACACAGAAGCTAATAGCACCGACTACAAGAAATACACTTGGGTGGATAGGTTGGCGAATGTGCAAATCGACCAGTTGAACCTCATTGGCGCCTTTAACCTAACACCTCAAAATGCGACATTTGATAGGACTGATTATACATTGACATCAACGACAACGACGAATACGAAAGATGGCTTTGTGCAGTTGCAGTTTTTTGACACAAAGAATGTCGTTTTCACGGGATTCAACCTTTCAGAGAAAGTCGGCAAGTTTGCTAAATCTTTTAAGATAACAAAAGCGTACGAGCATTTCAGAATTAAAATCAACGGTAACGCGTCTGACGCTATACTTTGGTGCTACGACAAAGACCTGCTCAAGCTAAACACGGATTATGTGTTAAGTGGTGAAGTGCTGTCTCTGTCAGCTGACGGCAGGGGAAACGGTGGTAAAGTCCGACACCTTAAAATTCAAGAGGGAAAGGTAGCCACTGGTTTTAGTAAGGCACCGCAAGATGTAGATGATGATATTAATTCCAAAGCAGACAGCGCACTCACGCAAGAGCAGTTGAATGCACTAGAAGCTAAGCGATTGCAGATGGAAGTAGAGATGAAAGCACTAGCTACTCTGCAACAAGTATCAGAGCTTGAGACGTTTATCAATAATTTAAAAAAAGAGGATTTAGACGGTCGTCAGAAGATTATTGAGATAACAAAAGCCATTGAAGAGCGTGTCAAGGACATTGAGCCAATTATGGAATACTCCCAAAAGTTGCAGTTCATGGACACGTACATCACGCAGGGCAATGGCGGAATGATTATTGGTGCGAACGACAGTACGACTAAAGTCGTTGTAACACCAGACCGCATCTCGTTTCAGAGCGGTGGTTTAGAAGTGGCTTATATTAGTCAAAGAATGCTCCACATTGATAATGGTGTATTTACAATGTCTTTGCAATTGGGACATTATATCACTCGTGCTCATCCAAAAAATGAGTATGTCAATGCGACATACTTTGTTAAATAGCGAAAGGAGGACTTATGGCAACTGCTACATTTAGTGGGAAATACGGACATAATATGACGTTAGAGGTCTGGTCTGATTGGAACAGACAAGATACGGTTAATAATAGGTCAACAGTCAATCTACAAGCTCGTTTGCGAACCAATGGTTATGCTTCAGTTCGGGGAGTGACCGCACCAATGACAATTCATGTCGATGGTGTCGGTGAAATTGTTAATGCTAGTGTCAATATTGGCACTAATTCATCTCTACTTATTTTTGGTAAAGATTACGTCGTTAGTCATGATGGAAACGGAAATAAGACAGTTAACATCAGTTTTAAAGTTGATGTTAATACTGGCGGTTATGGCTCATCTACTGTTAGTTTATCTATACCACTTCCACGGATTAAGCGAGCTAGTACAATCAGCGACGTAACTGGTACACTCGGAAGCCTAATGACACTCGATATTAGTTGTAAAGACAGTAGCTATACTCACAACCTTAAATATGAGTTTGGGTCATTGTCTGGCACAATTGAGACTGGTGTTGGTACATCCGTTAGTTGGACGCCACCGTTGAGTCTTGCAACAGCTATGCCGAATAGAACAAGCGATTGGGGTCAAATTGTTCTGGAGACTTATAGTGACTCTACTAAAATCGGTCAAACCAATTGTATTTTAACCTTGAATGTCCCAGATAACGTCAAACCAACGCTTGGCAGTATCACGCTAACAGATAGCAATACAGCAGTTAAAAATCTGCTAAATACAGCTAACACGTTCGCTGAAATCGTGTCAGATATTAAAGTGGCGTTTAATGATGCTACTGGCGTGCAAGGTTCTACAATCACAGGTTATCACGCTGAAATCGTCAACAAGAATCAATCTACCAACGCTAATAACGGCAATCTAGGCTTGATGAAGTGGAACGGTTCAGCGCAGGTTAAGGCTTGGGTTACTGATAGCCGTGGACGTTCTAGCAACGCTGTTACCACGAACATCACGGTTTTAGAATATTTCTTGCCAACGCTGACCTTTACTGCTGTTCGTGGTGATACCAATCAATCATCAGATAAGATTGTGGTTAGTCGCACAGCTAAAATCGCACCACTCAAAATCGGCAACGTGCAAAAGAATAGCTTTAAGCTTAGCTTTAAAACAGCGCCGTTTGGTACAGAGACGTACACAGCTGATACTGGTGCAGGGGTTAACGACAAGGTCACTAACACGCTGACTAACTCAAAAGCAACACTTAGTGGAACGTTTGACATTGGCAAATCGTATGAAGTCTATGGTGTGCTTGAAGATGCCTTAACAAGTTCGGGTACAGTTAAAGCACCACCTGTTTCCCCAGAAAAAATGGTGATGGGTATGGCTGAAACAGCAGTCAGTTTTGGGAAATACCCAGAAAATACCAACGCTGTTGATAGCGACTGGGTGTTTAAATACAAGAATAAAGATATCCAACACCGCCAGCTTTCTGCTAACGACGGTAGTGCTATTCTGTTACCGAAAAACGGAACAGATTTAAACACAGTCACAGAATCAGGCTTCTATCGTGGATACAACTTAGTAAATGCTCCTATCGAAGCAGGCTGGAGTTACATTAGAGTGAGTCGACACGAAGGCACGAGCTGGATAGTTCAAGAAGCAATTGACTACATGGGAAATGTGTCAGCTTTCCGCGTTAAATCAAACAATTCGTGGAAAACGTGGAAACAATATGCAATTCAGAACACAGTAGCTCAATTTACAGCAGTGAATCAATCTAAGGTCTATACAGCTACTATCAATGGTCCGTATGGCGCTAATTTGTCGGTTGCTCGTTGCGGTAACATCGTTAACGCCAGTATGGACGCTGTGATAACCGCTACACTCAATGTTTCTGGAACAGCCAGTGAAACTATTCCGCTTGGCTACAGACCAGCTATTAATCAGCATTTGCGAATTATTGGCTCTGGCGGCGGTGGCACAAGCACAGCCTTGTTTACTAATTCGTATGTTGATGTCACTTATAGTCCAGACGGTAAAATCTCGCATAGAACCAAACTAACTGATGCACCGCTGGCGTTCAAAGGGTCTATTTCGTGGATTACGTCTGACCCATTCCCAAGTTAAAAAGAAAGGATATACCATGAAACTAAAATTTGGTTCAAAATCGCAAGAATTTGCGGTTGACGGCACAGTCACGGGCACGAAAGTAACCTTGACAAATGACGAGGGCGCATACTATCCCGTCATGCTACCTGCTGACAAAATCAGCTTGTCAAACACAGAGCTGGAAGAGTTAGCTCTTGAAGTCATTTATCAAGAGAATTTCCCACAACGTGCTGAAAACGAGAAGTTTGCTGAAATCACAGCAGACCTTGCAAAGCACAAGGAGAACTCTGAAATAGCACAAGCTACTTTATTAGACGTTGTCACTCAGCTTTACGATAAAGGGGTGCTGACTGATGAAACTACTACGCAAAATTAAAGACGAAATAGAAAGAGGAACAGACATGATGATTAAACTTTATGCAATTAATATTATTTCAGGAAACTATCAATACGCCAAAGTGCCAAAATGCTTGAAACCAAAAGTCAAAGCGCAAATCGCTCTAATGGTTGAAGATGACGAGCTGTTAGAAGAGCTGACGAAAGAAGATGTTGCTGAATAAGCTTAGAGAGTGTGATTGCATATGTGGAAACCAGAAACGATTAGTGTTGTTTTGTCTTGCGTTGTTTCGTTTCTCGGAATCTTTGCTTTTTTTCAAGGTCGTATGACCTCAACAGAAAAACGCTTAACGATTCTTGAAGAGAAAGATAAGCAGCAAGATAAAGAGCTAACAGAAATCAAAGTTAGATTAGATAATCACGACTTGCAAATGCAAGTGCTTATCCAAATGACAGAACAGATTAAAAATTTATCAGAAAAAGTAGATAAGATTGATAATAAATTGGAGGAATTGTCATGACAAAAATTATTAATGATTTGAAAAAAGTAACAGCTGGCACATGGGTACGTGTGGTCTTGTTCTTGTTAGGAGTAGTCAATTATTTCTTGGCTGCTTTTGGCATTGACATTATCAAATTCGATAATGAACAAATCACACAACTTGTTAATGCCGTTTACATTGCAGTTACTGGCTTCTATACTCTATGGAAAAACAACAACTTTACCGCAGAAGCGCAAGAAGCACAACAATATCTTGACGACATGAAAACTGTTAAAGATAATGTACAACCTACAGCGGTAACGGAAGAAGCAACAAACGAAGACGACATTGTTTTGGGGTGATTTAAATGGCAACAGTCACAGAGCTTTTAAACTATGCTAAGTCATTGACAGGAAGCAAAGTCACGGTTTCAACTAATCCTTATGGTGGGCAATGTGTTGCTTTCGTCGACCACTTGACACAATGGGAGACTGGCGGAAAGTATAATTTAGCGTACACAAACGCCATAGACTTACTTTCTAAGGCACGAGCAAATGGCTTTGAGGTATTTTATTTCAATGGTTCAAACGCACCGCAGGCAGGCGATATTTGGGTCACACGGACGTATAGCCATGCTTACGGACACACAGGCATATTTACAACCAACGGCGGTCAGCCAATGACATTAGAGCAGAACGTTGACGGTAACGCTGATGCTTTAACTAACGGTGGCTGGGTACGTCAAAAGCAGCGCTTGCTGTACTCTGACGGTACTATGAACTACAACCCATACATCGAGAAACAAACACTGATAGGTTGGTTCAGATTGCCGTTTGACAAGGAAAGTACAGCTACTACATCTACAATCAAGAAAGGACATAAATCAGGTATGTACGGTTCATTTTTATTCACAGTAACAGAGGGAGACGGCGAATTCGGTAAAGGTACAGTATTCATGTACAACACAGCCACAAACGCTGTTACAGGTATGCACAATAGCGAAGAATTAAAATACGTTCAGGAAGCTTACAAGAAATCTTACGGCGAAGATATGCGCACAGAGACTTACTCAACGAAAGCGCCAGCTTATCGCCGATTATTCGCAGGTTTAAACACCGACACCAAAGGTGGATACACTAAATTTGACGACATCAAAACACAATTGACTAACATTGCTAAACAATTGAAACAAGATGAAATTGTTGAGCAGCTGAAATCAATCAAAGAGGAATACGCAGACCTTGCAGAGCAATTGAAAGGTAATGACGTTGCGCAAAAGCAAACTTTCGTAGCGACTGTCAACCTCAACATTCGCAAGTCAGCAAGTGCAACTGGCGAAAAAGTCGGCATTCTCAAAAAAGGCGAATCTGTCGAGATTGTCGGTTCAGCGCAAGCGGACGGCTACTACTGGATTTCATTCATAAAAGATGAGCAACTAGTGTATGTCGCTTCTAAAATCGTTGGTGGCGACACCTATGGCTCTGTTTATTAATGTTATAATAAAATAGCAAACACTTTAACACCCCTAGCCTTTTGCGGTTAGGGGCTTTTTTGGTATAATAGATGCATAAGTAGTTGAGAGGTCTTACTTATAATCTGGTAATGTGTGTGGCGAGTACACATTAAAACAAGAACAGCAAGGAGTTAGAGCAAGACTAACTCCTTTTTTATTGTTTAAAAAGTTAACATATGCTATAATATTGTTATCGCAAGTTTAAAACAATTAACTAAATAATTTAGTGCAGATTGTTTGACAGCATGCTAAAGTTACATGCTTAATAGCTCGTTACGCTAGCGGTGGGATACTGCTGTTAGATAAGTAATCAGTCTTTGATTGTTGCGAAGTGAGAGAATAGCAAGAGTGCGTGTGACGTGGAGAATATGTGTAACTAGGCTAAATCTAAACGGTGGTGGCGATAATAGACGTCTCTGTGAGAAATAACCCTGCAAAGCCCAAGTTTGACCGCTTGAAGCAAGTAGGGAGTTGTCAAAATAAGCCATTGTGCGCATTGACGAGTGAAAAGCTCGTTGCTTACACTAAAAGATTGTACAAGTAGCCCAAAGGCGCAGTCATCAATTGGAATATCTTTTTTCTGAATGTTGGGTGAACGTTGAAGGTAACCAATCCTGTCTAGTCATTAAAACCCTTAGGAAGTTGTGAGGTAGCTCCTCATAGCTCAGACCTAAGACGACTATCAACTAATAAGTTGCATCTATTTGAAGCAGAGCGAAGGCTCATTTAGTTAGTTGTTTTAAATTTGTGATAAATCCATACTCCCGAGGGGGTATGTGATGGAGAGCTAACAAAGGTTAGCTCTTTTTTATTGCCGTTATAACCACAAAAACTAAAAAAAGTCCGTTAAAACGGACTAAAAAATTTAAAAAATATCAAAAAAGTTTATAAAAAGGATTGACATGGTATTAATACCATGGTATAATATATATGTAAGGTTGATAAAGACCTTGCTTAGAAAGAGGTGAAACGTGAATAGCGAAACACTTCTAGTCGTCATCTTGGGAGCGTTAACGTCAGCGACGTTAGCAATTGCCAAACTTATTGAAGCGATAGCTAAGTTAATCGAAGCTAAAGCGAAATATGTTGAAGCAAAATCCCGAGCGCAAAAAAAGCGCAAACCTGAAATCTCGGCAAAGAAAAAAGGTAAGCGCTAGGTCAAATTAGGTAGTAAGGAAAGCCAAACGGCTTTCCCTCTGCTCCTATTATATCATAAGGAGAAAAAAGATGGAAACAATCATTATTATTTTAGTAATTATAACAATAGTAGCCATGATTTTAACAGCTATCATTGAATGGCTTACTGATAGAATTAATAGAAAGGCTGATGAAATTGGAAGAGAAGAAGAGAAAAGCTTACGCAACTAAAGAAGCGCAGGCGGAAGCAACTAAGCGCTGGCTTGAAAAAAGCCCAGACAATAAAGCACACCGCAACTATTTAAACCGTCGTTCTAATACTCGTGGATTTATTAGAACGATGGCAACAGCGGAAGATTTGGAAGAGTTAAAACAACTTATTTCCGAACGTGAAAAAAATATTTTAAAAAATTAATAAAAAGCGTTGACATGGTATTAATACTATGGTATTATATAACCATAAAGAAACGAGGTAAATAAAATGAAAAAAGCAGAAGTTATCGTTAAAGCAAACAACAGCCAAAACCCAGCATGGGAATTAGTTCATATCCTTGAAAATGAAGGGAAAATTGAAAAAACAGATAAAATTCGCAAACCAGCTGCATATATTTCTGAAAATCAACAATTGCTTAATTTATCAGAAACTGAAATTTTAATTATTGAAAGAGAGTCAGCAACAGGCGCAATCGTTAACTATCGTCTTCTCACTTATGATTTAGTTTCTGGCGACGTTGAAGGTGCTTATAATCCATTTAGTAAATAACAATCAAGCTAAAACAAAAGGCGGTCTAAACTGACCGTCTTTGTTTTATAAAGAGGTATTTAGATACATGAGCTACATTAGCAGTTAACCGCCGTTTTAAATCGCAAAATGGTGAGCGTGAGGCTGATTTTATTTCAATTGTGGTTTGGGGACGTTTAGCAGAAACTCTTGTTTCTTATGCTGGAAAAGGAAGTCTGATTTCGATTGATGGCGAGCTTCGCACACGCAAATATGAAAAAGATGGTCACACGAATTATGTGACAGAAGTGCTTTGCCATTCTTTCCAACTTTTAGAAAGCCGTGCCCAACGTGCTATGCGAGAAAATAATGTGGCAAACGACCTCGCTGATTTAGTTTTGGAAGAGGAAGAATTACCATTTTAA